TAATAAGAGATAAGTTAGGAGAGTTGATTCTAGAAGCTGGCGGTGAGAAAACAATCTCATTAAAGAATACTATTATGGCGCAGTGGAAAGAGATTGTAGAACGTACTCACCATTCTGGTATAAGCGGTTTGACTACAGGATTTCCATCAATTGACTGGCTTATAAATGGGGCATCTGGAGGAGATTTAATTGTGGTGGCAGGTAGACCATCACAAGGTAAGACAGCATGGATGTGCAACTCAGCAATAAAGAGTGGTATACCAGCATTAATTTTCTCAAAGGAAATGGGAAGAAGTCTTCTTACTGATAGGTTTATTTCTATTGACTCACAAGTAGATTTCTTAAATATTCGGCAAGGAATTATTTCAGATAAGGATGAAGCAAAGTTAGTTGAAAGTGTAAAACGAATTAGAGATACGTCCAACATTTTTATTGACTCTAATTATTCTGCTGACTTGCAGTATGTACTGAACACAATAAGACAATATCATTTTTCAGATGGAATAAAGTATGTATATCTTGATTATGTACAGCTAATGGCAGAACGTGACTCTAATTCTACAAATGAAATAGGACAGATTTCTAGAGCGTTGAAGATGATAGCAAACGAATTAGAAATAACGGTGTTTTTATTTTCACAACTAAATCGTTTGGTAGAAATGCGTGATGATAAGAGACCAATCTTGTCAGATTTGAGACAATCTGGTAACTTGGAAGAGGATGCTGATGTAGTTATATTTTTATATCGTGATGAGTATTACTATCCAGAAACAGACTCAAAGGGAAGCTTAGAGAACATCGTAAGAAAAAATAGAAACGGTCCAATTGGTACTGTGTTTCTTAAGTTTATTCCAGAAACAATATCAATTGTAGATGAGAGATAGGAGGAAGAATGAGTACAGAAAAAATTTTAGTAGTGGAGAAGTCAGAGGAATCTGTTAGTAATGGATATAGAAATGAAGTCTATGCTTTAATAGATTCTGAACGAGAACGGCAAAAGGAATTAGGTAAACCAGAAAGAATGGCTTGGGCTAGTTGGTTTATGATTTTAGCAGATTACTTTGGAAGAGTTGGTAATTCTCTTTGGAGGCTAACATTTAATGGTGGTACACATGAAGAAATTCTAGTTCCACTAGTAAAAGTTATGGCTATTGGAGTTGCTTGGATGGAAGACATCGTTCGCTTTGCTGATTATATTAGTTTAGTAGAGGAGGAAGATGGCGAACAAACAGAAGGATAAAGGAACACGTTGGGAAAGAGATGCAGTAGAGTTGTTGAAGGAAGCTTTTCCTACAGGACAGTTTAGAAGGATGGCTGGTTCTGGTGCTATTGGAACTATTATGGAAGAGCCTTTACTTGCCGGAGACTTATCAGCTAGGTTTACATTTTTTCCTAGGGAGTTTAGAATCGAAGCAAAGACTGGGTACGGTGGAGCTACTCAACTAGCTGTAAAGAGAGAATGGTTTATTAAAATAAAAGAAGAAGCCGAAAGAACATATAGTCTTCCAATGCTTATGGGAAAGTTCTCAGGTTCTCGTGGAGACTGTAAATATTTTGTAGCTTTTGATTATGAAACCTTCGTTGTGTTTATGAAAATAGTAGAAGAAATTTCTAAATCAGAAGCAGAACTTACACGGAGATTAGAAGGAAAGGAAAAATGATGGAAACTTGGTGGAAGAATATACTAAAGATTCATTCTAATAGAACGGATACTTCTGAAAGAGTTGTAAATCTTTTAGCAGTGTTTGAGGTTTTACGTCTTTGTGTTTCTGGAGTATCTAATAAAACCATAGCAGATATGCTTTCATTAGATGACTTCTACGTAAGAGAAATACTATTAGAATTTTTAGCGTTCAATGGACTGAAGCATGATCTTCCATTTAGCCCAATAAGGTTATATAAAACTTTGCAAGGAAGGTATACTGATTTTTATACACACATAGAATATACTTTTCCAACTGTAGAAGCATCGCTTTATCCAACGCTTTGGTCACTTTGTGATGTATTTGTTAGTATAGAAAAGGAGTTAGAAAACTATGACGCAAACAATTAGTCTTCCTGATTTTGAGGATATGTATAAAAGATTAGAATCAATTAAGGAAGTAACCGCAGAAAAACTTTTATTAGAGGTACAGATAAAAGAAAGAGAGGGAGATATTGTACTGCTTGTAACTACAGACCCCACCTTTTTTGAGGGTGGAAAGCCACCATCTATGGCTAAGGTTTCTAGTAGCTATATTAGAAATGGAGTTAATGGGGAGCTTACTGAACTAAGAAAACGGTATGCAGAATTATCAGCAGAGTTAGAATATCTAAAGTATCGGTTTGATTTGGATAAGATTGCTATTGACGTTTGGAGAACACAGTCTGCAAATGAGCGAAGAGTTGTGGAGTAATGACCATATTTCTAAGCGCATCTGCGATAAAAGATTTTTTATCTTGTTCTTACAAGTACAAGTATAGACGTTTTGCTAAAGTCAAGTCGGTAGAAACAACAGCAATGCGCATAGGAAGTGCTGTTCACAATGTGCTTGAGCATTGTTGGGATTCTGAATCGGTTGGTACTGGACTATATCTAGATGCGTTAGTTACTGAGTGGAATCTTTCTGCTGTAGAGAAAAAAAGAATACAAGAATGTTTAGATGTTTTCTATAACAAGACTAGTTTTCCTTTTAGCAACTTAGATAAAGTAGAATACAACTTCAAAGTTCCTTACAATAAAGATGTTTTTATTGTTGGAAAGTTTGATAGAGTTTTGGAGGAGAGTGTTGTAATAGATTGGAAAACAGGAAAGCTTCCGATTATTCCTTCAAGAGATATTCAAATGATTGTCTATGATTGGGCGTTTTTTAAACTATATGGACATAGGGCATCAAGTATTATTGACATATCTCTCTTGGATGGAAGATCGGTAAGATACAATAGAGTATTAGAAAATGAAGAGTTACTTATGAAAGTAATAGTGCCACATATTTTAGAAAGAATAGAGAGTGGTTCATATTTTCCAGAAGGTCGCTTTGCATTTGCAAGTACTTGTAAAAACTGTACCTTTCTAGGACACTGTAATCATGAGTTGGATAGTAGAAACAACACTAAGAGATAGATATAAGATTAGAAGTAATCCTGATTTCGAATCAGATGAATACAATAACTTACTCATTATAGAAAGTAAGATTTCTGAGTTAGTTAAATCTGGAAGAATAGATAGCTTTGAGCTAGCACTCTTAGAGTATGTTTCTATAAGTCAAAACTATTCTGCACTAGAGAAAACTTTAGGAATTAATCGTAAGACAATTGAGAGACACTTTAAAAAAATATGTGATAGAATTTCATATGCTCTCGGTGATGTTTTTACAGATGCAGGATATTTAAACTACATGAAGGAGAGTTATAACCTTTCTTCAAAGGAGATAAAAATATTAGAAATGCATATAAACGGAAACTATAGACACTTAGTGAGGTCAAAACCATATGGGAGCTAAAACAACTACTCCAAAATGTATTCATAGGCACACAATAAAGTCACACCCACGATGCTTTGCTGAGGGCAGAGTACTACAAGTAAAGGATGAAGAAATGGAAAAAAGAATAAGACATGAACTAGTACCAACAAAGTATCGAAGAGTCAATGTAACAACTGATGACCCTTGGTACATACATCCAGAAATGAAGTTAGGTTATTTTGATATTGAAACTTCTAATTTTACAGCTAACAATGGACATATGGTTTCTTGGGCAATAAAAGAAAAAGGAAACAGCAATGAGGATGAGATTTTATACGATGAAATTAATCAGAAGGAAGTACTTGCTGGTGACTTTGATTTAAGAATAGTAAAATCTGTTCTTGAAGCTATGCGTAAGTTTACTATTCTTGTAACCTACTATGGAACAGGATTCGATATTCCTTTTGTTCGTACTAGAGCAGAGTTTTGGTTAGCTAAACTAACCATAGAAAAACGTGAAGAACTAGAAAAGAAAAACTACAAAGAGTTAAAAAGATTACTAGAAGCGTATCTACCAGAAGATAGAAGAGTTCCATCAAAACTTAAGAAGGCAGATTTAGTTGAACTACTTCTTGATAGGGATGAAGAACTTCTAAGTTTAGAATTTCCTACACATGGAGAGATTTATCACTTTGATTTATACTATACTGTTAGAAACAAGTTTAAACTTCATCGTAATTCTTTGGCTAATGCTACAGCTTTCTTTGGTATCGAAGGAAAGACACACCTTAAACCAAGAGAGTGGATGTTAGTAAGAATTGCTGACCCTACAATCATGTCAGTAATCAAGGAACATAATGTAGAGGATGTAATCATTCTCGAAAAACTACACGAACGTGTTGGCTCATTTAGAAAATGGACACGGCGTTCTATATAAGGAGAGTTATATGGATAAAGATACTGGAGTGGAGATAGAAGTAACTACTGACGAAGAGTATACAGATGGTCTTCCTAATGGAGATACTGGTGCTATTTATACTACCGCTATGGAGTATAAGTATGATGAAGATCTTAATATGTGGTCTGGTAAACTTACTGCTACTCAATCATTTCGTCCGGAGAATTCAAAAGAATTTGGTGAGGAAATTAAGGTAGAGCTCTTCCTTACGGAAGAGAAATTTTCAGACGTTGTTTCAGAACTTTCTATGGAAATGGAGTTGCTTTTTATGGGTTGTGATGGGGATTTTAGAAACCTTAAAACTACCATTGACGAAGAATCTTTGGTATAATAGTTAATAGTAAGGAGAGAGTCGTGAACAATAAGCAGGTATCAGAAAACAGTAGAGTAAGAGTAAGTAAACTGGCTGGAGTAGACCTACTTGTAGTTGAAAAACTTTCAAAGAGGGATTCATTGTTCTATACAAATGAAAAAGCAATAGCAATTTCTACTGCTAATTTTTCACGACTACTTTTATTTTTAGTAATAAACGAGTATATTAGTCCTAATATTCTTGAGGGAATTTTAGAAGAATACTACTCAAATAATTAGGAGGATTCAATGGAATCTTATGAACAGTTTGAACAGGAGGTTGAAGATTTAGCTAGCGACTTAGAATTTTCAGAAGCTTCCTTAGTAGATAAAAAAAGAACAGAGCTTATTGAAATGTGCAAGAGTCTGGAGTTAGCTTCTTATGGAAGCAAAGCAGAATTAGTAGAACGTCTTGTAAAATATGCTCAAAACCAATTAGGTACTGGTGTGCTTACTGCCAAAAGTAGTTTTGTGGCGGTGGAGATTACTAAAGAGGAGAAGGAAGAACTTGGAAGAGCGGTACGCATCTAAACCAACTGTGATACTAATAAGCGGTAAAGCTGGAGTTGGAAAGACAGAGGCTTCTTTACTTCTATCTTCTATTGTAGATAGTAAAGGGTACATTGACTTTGTTACTTTAAACTTTGCTTATGGTGTAAAACACTCCGCTACCGATTGTTTTTCTTGGGATGGTAAGAAAGATACTAGAGGAAGAATACTTCTTCAACAGGTTGGAAGAATTGGTAGGGATTACTATAAAGATATTTGGGCTAAGCAATTGGCTGAAAAAATTCTTAGTAATCCTTGTGAATATGATTTTGTTTTTATAGACGATTGGAGATTTCCAAATGAAGAAATCTTTTTAAAAAAGACTTTGGGAAAAAACTATCTAGTGGTTACACTTCGTATACTAGCTCCAAATCGTGAAATTTTAAAAGGAACAAAAGAATATGATGATATTTCTGAAACTGCACTAAACACATACTCAGATGAAGATTTTGATTTTTGTATTGATAACTCAGGTAATCTTATTGATCTTAAAGAAAAATTAAAACTTGTTATTAAACAAATAGAAAAGAAATTGGAGGCAACAAATGATTGAATCACTTATCACTGTCTCTTCATTAGCTACTTTAGCTTTAGAAGGACTAAAAAATCTGGTTAGACTTATCAAAAAGGATTGGGAGTTTGATTTCTCACCAGCGTTCTATGGAATTACTATTCCAGTAATGCAACTATTAGTACAGCCAGCACTTGTGTGGATGGATGTACTACCTGCTGACCAGCTAACTCTTAGCTTTAAGCTACTTATTACAGTCTTTATCCAGTCGTTGATGTCAGTTGTTATTTATAATACAGGTGTAAAACCATTCAAAACTTATAGAGAAGAACAGGCAATAGTTAACGGGGAATAACCCAAATAGGTATAATAACTCCCCACTATAAAAGGTGGGGAGTACTTTTCTAAGGAGATATTTATGTTGGTACTTACAAGTGAGCAACGGGTAGGCAGTAGATGGATAGGTTATTTGTTAGGAGATTTATTTTCCGGTAAAAAATCAACACCAGAAATAAATCTAAACGATGTTGAAAATCCTGGAACTCTTTATCGTCAGGCAATGAATTCCAATAGAGTTTTTAAAATTCATGGGAATCCTCCATTAGAGGTTGTAAAAATTCTAGGTCCGCAAATTAAACTCTTGGGCATTGTTCGTGACCCTAGAGATAGATTAGTATCTTTATCTTTTCATAAAAGATACCATCTATTTCACGATGGCTTTATTGAAAAGAAACGAGATACAGAGTTAGAAGCACTCCAATATACGGTAATGGAAGACGGTGCTGACAATCAAAATAATTATAAGATGTTAGAGTATATGATTTCATTTCATAGTACCCGTGCTCTAAACAAAACTTCTAACTATGTGTGGACTACGTATGAATGGTTGAAAGAAGATACTTATGGAGAGATTACAAAGATTTTAGATGTTCTTGGATTAGATTATTTTCCAGTAACTATAGAAAAACTTGTAGAGAAATATTCGTTTAGGAATCTAACTGGAAGAAATCCTGGGGAAGAAGATAGAAAGGATACGTTTGCACGTAAAGGTATTGTTGGGGATTGGAAGGAGTGGTTTACTCCAGAAATGTTAGAAAGAACTGAGGAAGTATATAGTAAATACTATGAAAAAATTAACCTCGAACTGGGTAATAGTAACAAAAAATAAGTCTGGTGGTGACTTCTATCCTATACATCAGCTAAGAAAAAAACTTGAAGCTAAGGTTATTACTTATCTAGAACTGTCAAATACCTCTGATATGTATTGGAAGAATAAGGATGTAATCTTTCATTTGGTTTGGGCTAATAACTTCCCAACTCTTTGGAGACCACACTATAATCGTATAGCTAAAAACGCAAACAGTTTTATTTTTGAGTTTGATGCAGATACTCATATGAATAAGTTTGAGTCTTTAGATGTGGCTAGTTGGGGAGACCCATTTTTATTTCACCATGAAATAGTTAGAGTATCATCAAATTTTATTTGGGAACTTCCAAATAGTTTTAACCCTTTCATTGTTGATACTAATAGAATAGAGCTAAATCTCTATGAAAAATCTTTAGTAAGAACAAAGAAAGAAAAAACTATAGATGTGCTAGGATTTGTTGATGTAAATAATTCAAACCTTACATTGACATTAAGAACTTTAGAGGTTCTTTCAAAGAATGGATACAGTGTAAAGTGTATTCGTCTTTCAGACAAGTACTCAATAGCATATAAAAATCTTCCGTTTGAAATTATAAGAAACTCTAAATTTAATTCTAAAGGTCAGAATGTTTTTCATAGCTACTTGGATAAGTCTAAAGTATATCTTGACTTAACTACTAGGATAACAGCTGGTAGAAATTTATATGAGGCTTTGTTTAGTAATTGTATTCCTATTGCTAGTTCAACATATGGTGCAAGTAAGTTAGGGATTAGTATAGATACCTTAAACAATTTAAACCTACAGGATATATATTCTAAATGTGTGGATTCTGTAAAGAATTATGAAGAGCAAGTTAAATTTTTTCAAGATAGAGCAAACGATAGATACAACATAAAGGAGTTACTAGATGGACTTAAACTTTTTACGGGTACTAAAGAATAGTCAACAAGGAAAAAGAGTTCTTATTTTAGGAAACGCAAAATCCCTTTTAGATATTCCCTTAGAGAAAGTATCTATAGATACATTTGCTATGAATAGGATAGCCCCTATTTTCAAGTCTACTTCTTGGAGACCAACTTGGTACATTTGTGGAACACTTCGAATAGGTTGGAATAAATCATATAAAAGTGATTTTTATACCGCAGTTAATCAGAGTATATTTTCGTTTCTTGGTACACGAATCCAACACCTAGTAGAGAAAGAACTAATCTATAGCAATTTTTCTTGGGTAAAATTTTTAGATGTGGCAGATAAAAAGATTGAACCACCTAAGACAGAATACTGGAATCGTGATACTTCACAAGGAGAGGTAAGTATCTATGGACATACTGGATTTGGAGCAATACAGTTAGCTCGCTATCTAGGATATGAAGAGATAATTTTAGGTGGTATGGATATACCCTATGCCGTTCCAGAGTCAAGATTGATAGACACTAATCACTTCTATCCTGAATATGAAACTAAAAACTTAATGCCTGAAGATGAGCAGTATGAAATCTATAATACAAATCTTATTATGTCACACTCCTTTACTTCTGATATGGCAGATATAGAAGGAATAAAAATTTCTAGTTTAGAAACAAATAAAGGATTAACAAAGTACAGGAGAATGAAAATAAATGAGCTTATTTAAACAGAGTTATCAAGTATACAATGATCTAACATTGTTCCCACTAACAGAACCCTATGAATTTGGCAGGGAAAAAATTGTAGAGATAGCAGAAAAGATAAATGGTAGGTCTATCATTGACCCACACAACGCAGGAATTTTAGCACAGTCTGTAGCTAATGCTAAACATGGAGATCACCTTGAAATAGGAACTTTGTTTGGTGCATCGGCTATACTTGTAGCTTGTGTTAAAAAGGAGTTTGGTTCTGGTGGAAGTGTCTATACAGTAGACCCACTAGAATATGGTAAGTTAACTTTTACAGATAAACTTACAGGGGTTATGGCTACAAGTGAGATAGTTATAGAGAATGCCGACAAACTTGGAGTAGCTGATAGAATTATTCCTATTACGGAGAAGTCATACCCGTGGCCCTTTGAGTCTGACAAAACTTTTGCGAGTGGTTATATTGATGGAGACCACTGGAATGGTATGCCTATGCGTGATTGGCTAAACATGAAAGAGAAAGTAACTTATACTATCGCTTTCGATGATTATTGTATAGGAAAAACGGAAGTAATTGACGCTGTTAATTTTGCTATACAGGACAGGGACTGGTTGTTAGTACAGCTTAGTGGACTAACAGCAGTACTTAGAAGGAGACACTAATGAATGTTATTACTATACCAGTTAGATTAGAATCAAGTAGGTTTCCAAATAAAGTTATACAGGATATTCATGGTAAGTCTGTAATGCAGTGGATTTGGGAAGCTTGTATACCTGTAGTTGGTGCAGATAATGTATACTTCAATACTCCCAATCCAGAGTTAATAGAATTTGCTCAGACTTTTGGTGCTAAGGCAGTTCTTACAAAGAGATATAACTGTGTGCTAGATCAGTGCTCAGAAGCTATTAGAACAATAACAGAAGAGAACTACCTATATGATACAGTTACAGTTGTTCAGGGTGATGAGCCCATGATAGCTTCTGAAATGATAGCTAAGGGACTTAATGCTTACCTTGATAAGAAGAGAAGTCAACACAATATACAGGGTTCTTGTTTGTATAAAGAAATTTCTTATGAAGAGGCACAAGATATTAACACAGTAAAATGTGTTATTTCTAAGAACTTTAATGGACTTAAAATATTTACCTACTTTTCAAGAAGTGTAGTTCCTGGGGTATCACCAGAAAAGTATGGTAAGAAAGATGGAACTTTTAATAAGCAGGTTTGTATTTTTACATTCTCCGTTTATACTTTAAGGAATTGGTGGGACGCTGTTTCTATGGATGATGTAGAATCCAGTGAAGGAATTGACCTTTTACGGTTTGTTCAAAACGGTTTACCAATCTTGGCTATTGAGTCTACTGAGGAAACACAGGCACTAGATACACCAGAAGATTTGCTTAAGATACGGGAGTTGATGAATCATGTGGTATCAACAAAATAAAATAGTAGCCGCAGCTTTTAACTACAAAGACCTAAGAAGTAATGAAAAGAGTCCAGAGTATCCTGTTCTCTTTATGAAATCTCCAACGTCAATTATTTATAAGGGAGAGTATATACTTGTTCCTAAACCACTACACGGAAAGGTTTGGGGAGAAGTAGAATTAGCTTTAGAGATAGGAGATGGTGTGTATAATCCTACTTCTTGGGGCGATAGAAGGATACAGGATATTGCTGGAATTAGGGTAGCTAATGATGTGTCTGCATATAATGTAAATGATATGGATGTACACTTGGCTTTTTCAAAGGCAGTAAATAACTTCTGTCCTATTAGTGGACTAATTGAATTTCATAGATGGAAAGACTTAAATAATCTCAGACTTATTTCAAGAATAAATGGTGTTGTTGTACAGGATAGTAACACTAAGCATATGTTTTACAAACCAAAGAAACTATTAGACTACATCAGTACCTATATCTATCTCATAAAGGGAGACTTAGTTCTAACTGGAACACCTAAACATGATAAGACTATCCTTTATGATGGTGATGAAATTGAGGTAGAGATAGAGGGCATTGGTTCTGTAAAAAATACGGTAGTATATACATGAACAGATTTAGAAATATGCACAAGGGAAAGAGAGCATTTATTGTAGCAACAGGACCAAGCTTAAACGAAACTCCACTAGAAAAATTAAAGGGAGAAATTACTTTTGGTTTAAATAGGGTGTACCTCAAAAGAGAATTAGATTTAACTTACATGGTTACCATAGCAGAAGCAGTTGAAAGACACTATGGAAGAGAGATAGTAGACCTTCCAGTAGTTGCTTGTTTTGGTGGTAGAGTTTTAAACTCTTATCCTAATAAGGGAAACGTTTTTAAATTTAAGTGGTCTGATAAAGTTCCATTCTTTACTGGAGACCCAACTAAACCAATGAGACAAGGACATACTGTAACCTATGCAGCTATTCAGTTAGCTTACTTTATGGGATTGTCTGAGGTTTATCTTGTAGGATTAGATCACTACTTTGATTACTCTAACTTCGAGAAAGTTTCAAAGGGTGTTGCTAGTTTAGGTAAAGATACAAATCACTTTGATCTTAACTACTTTGAGAAGGGACACGATCATCTGAGAGCAGAACCAAAACAAACACAAGAGTATTATAGACACGCTAGAGTTTGTTATGAAAATGAGGGAAGGATTTTAGCAAATGCTAGTAGCCATACAGCATTAGATGAAAAATATTTACCTAAAATATCTTTTGAAAGTCTTTTTAACTAGTAAAAAAGGAGAGTTATAGTGAAATTTGTTATTGCTATTACTGCAAAAGAGGAAAGTAAAAGTTTCCCATATAAGAATCATCAGGTTATTGGCGACACACCGCTGTATGGTTTTTGTTTAGAAACTGCTACTAAAGTTAAAAGTATTATGGAAGAAGAGGGTCACGAAGTAGTGGTTGTTATGGACAGTGACTCTGCACAGTATCGAGCATATGCTGTTCATCATCATGGTGCAGATATTTTAGTGAGACCAAAACAACTTACAAAAGAAAATATTACTGGCGATCACTTAGCAGTATGGGAAGCACTCAACTATAGAAAACACGATGTGTTAGTACAGCTATCTCCCATATGCCCCTTCACTAAATGGGAAACTATTGTTACTGGACTGTCTTGGTTTATAGAAAACGAAGTTCCTACATCATTAGTAGGTGCATCTTTTACTCAAGTTCCTATGTGGATTGGTGATTATTATAATTTTGTAAATGAGGATGGAACACTTAAACACCATAAAAAACTAGATGGAGTTATGGCAGAAACTACTGGACTTTATATGGCAAAGATTCCTTGGATTTTAAAACACAATAGGCGTGCTTCACTAAACCCTAAAGATGCTATGTTTATTACACAAACACCTATTGAACGAATACTTATTAGAACAAAGGAAGACCTTGAATTAGCTAGGATTGTTTGGAAAGGATTAACCACATAAAATTAGTACTAAAGTACTATTGCTTTTTTCTAGTTAATGTGATATATTAATACAGTACGGGGTCGAATGGTTTCGACAGGTACTACAAGCTAAGAGTTCGAGCACAAGAACAACTGCAAACTTATTTGAGAAAGTCTCAAACTTCGTTTCAAAACTCTTTGGAAGTGAGTATAACTTCCACGCTGTAGCAGTACCAGCGTAACCAAAACCTGCTGGTGGAAGCTATCATCCCCATAAAAGATAGCAAAACTTACCTCCTAGTTTAAAGAGGAACGCTCGTAATACTTGAACCAAAGGTATTCTGGACGCGGGTTCGATACCCGCCGACTCCACCTACTAACTATAAAAAGGAGCTTTATGAGAGTCTTATCTCTATTTGATGGAATGGCATGTGGTTTGGAGGCACTTAAACGTGCTGGAGTTCCAGTAGAAGCTTATTATGCTTCTGAGATTGACAAGTATGCAATACAAATAGCAATGAAAAACCATCCTGAAATTATACAGTTGGGAGATATACTTAACTGGAGTGAGTGGAATTGGGACACAATGGCTATAGATTTAGTACTTGCTGGTTCTCCATGCCAAGGATTTTCTATGGCAGGAAAAGGATTAGCTTTTGAAGATGAAAGGTCTAAACTTTATTTTGAGTTTGAAAAGATTCTTCATCATTGCAAACCATCTTTCTTTCTTTTAGAAAATGTTAGAATGAAAAAGGAATGGGTTGCTCTAATCTCTGAGCATCTTGGGGTTGAACCTATTTTGATTAATTCTTCTCTAGTATCTGCACAAAATCGTGAACGTTATTATTGGACAAATATTTCTAATGTTACACAACCAGAAGATAGAGGAATAAAGTTAGTAGATATAGTTCTTGATGATGTTTTTCCTGTAGCACTCCATAATTTATATGGAGGATTTAAAGAAAAATCTGTTAGGGTTTTTGAAGGAAAATCTCCAACAATAAGAACAGCTTCTGGTGGTGGACATATACCTTCCTTTGTAAAAAAAGATGCTTTAAAGATTCTTCCTGTAAGAGTAACTGGTAGAAGACTAAACATAGAAGGTAAGCGTGATGATTACAATATGGATATACCTCTTATCCAAATGGTAGAGATTACTGAAAAAGAAAAAGCACATTCTCTTTCAACTGTTGCAAAAGATAGCATGATAATTAATTTAGAAGAGCTCAGTCATTCAGATAAAGCTATTGCTTATATGAATAGACAGCGTAAAGATGGTAGAACTGGTTGGGATTTTGGTCATGCTTCTGATATTAGGAATGAGAAATCAGCGTGTGTTGTAGCTAACTTTTTTAAGGGAGTTCCATATAATGTCTTTAAAGATTGGAATGTTATTCGAAAGTTTCATCCAATTGAGTGTGAGCGATTACAAACTCTTTCAGATAACTACACAAGCGGTGTAAGTAATAATCAAAGATATAGAATGATTGGTAATGGATGGACAGTAGAAGTTATTGCTCACATTTTAAAAAATCTAAAGGAGATTTAAATGGATTTGTATACTAGAGAACTTACTGCAAGAAAAAAACTTTCTCAATTTATGCACGAGTTTGTTGATGATTTAGCAGATGGAAAAGTTAAAAAAAGTAAAAAACTATCTGGTGTTGATGATCGTGAAGGGTGGAAGTATAAAGGATTTACAATTGAACGTTTTTTTGGTCAGTTTTATTTAGACGATGTTCATATTGGAATGGAGTTATCAAAAACTATTTATGACCTTCTTCGTTTTATTAAAGAGGAAGAAGCAAGAGAGCAAAAACTTTCTGCTTTAGAAAATTTAGTAGAGAAGTTCAAATAAACTATGGTGCTTGTAGCTCAACTGGTCAGAGTACCTGACTGTGAATCAGGGTATGCGAGTTCAAGTCTCGTCAAGCACCCCACAAAAAGGAGATAATAGATGAATAAGGTTTTTTCAAAAGTACAACTAGCAGTAAAGAAAAAGTTTTCACCAAAGTTTAAACAAGAACAGATTGATGTAGTAACAAAGCTTACTACAGGAAAAGTAGTAGTAGAGCTGGCTGAAGAGGCTTTAGCAGTGGCTACTACTGATCTTACAAACGCAGAAGTAAAGTTGGAAAAGAAAGAAGAAGAGTATATTAAAGCAGAAGTAGAACTAAAGTATGCAAGTATTAATAAAGACTTGCGTAAGAAAGATTTTGATACTGTAGCAGACGTTCTAAAATAGTACTTTTGTACTATTGCACTTTTAAAAAAAATATGTTATACTGATGTAAATAAGGGAAGCTAGGTTATGGATGTTATAAACGGGACTTAGCAAGTTTGTAGTGTGGGTTAGGCAAACATATTTCAGGGTGTAGCTCAGTTTGGTAGAGTGCCTCGTTTGGGACGAGGAAGTCGCTGGTTCAAATCCAGCCACCTTGACTAAGGGCTTGTAGCTCTAATTGGCAGAGCAACTCCTTTGCACGGAGAAGGATGTGAGTTCGAATCTCACCTGGTCCACCTTTACTCTCTTAGGCTAGTGGATAGACCTTTCGGCTACGAACCGGACAGCGGGGGTTCGAATCCCTCAGAGAGTGCCTTTGACCAGCGGTGTATAGACGATAGTGATGCTGGTTGGTGTATAACGCCGTTGAAATAAATGGTAATGCCACTAGAACAAAAGTATTCGTCTAACTTTTTTAGGGTAACTTGAGAATAATGTGCCACGATTGGAGATAGCTACCAATCAAGAACCCTAGCACGGGCAGTTACCCTTCCTGTACTAATAGCTCAGTTGGTAGAGCGTCTGTCTGAAGAACAGAAGGTCACTGGTTCAAATCCAGTTTGGTACACAATTATTAACTAATGAAAGGAGAACAAATGATAGAACCAGATGATGATAGTAATGATACTGAGGTTGAAAGTGATCTCTCTATTAGTGGAGAGGGAGATGTAGACTGGGATGAAGTAGAAGAATTAGAAGAGTATCTTGCAGAGTTTGGTTTTTAAAATAACAATGCTCGTGTAGCCCAACGGCAGAGGCACTCGCCTTAAGAGCGAGTCAGTGGTAGTTCGAATCTACCCATGAGCACAAGGGAGTGATAGAGGTTCGAGTCCTCTTGGTCGTCTAAACAACTGACCGTCGTCTAATCGGCAGGACACTCCCGCAATGCTGATGGAACTCGTTAGGACGAGTACTCCCCTTGTAAGGGAGACTAAGCAGGTTCGAATCCTGTCATCAGCTTAAGCTTCCGTAGCAGAATTGGTATATGCGCCATACTTAGAATATGGAGTTTCTGGAGGTTCGATTCCTCTCGGAAGCACAGTATTAGGGAGTGGTGTAGTGGTAGCACGTAGAGCTTTGGACTCTACCGTAGGGGTTCGATTCCCTTCTCCCTTGCTATTGGAACTGACAAGGCAGGTTGTTTCAATCATTGTTGGCAAACCTTAATGTCAGTTCCATTTTTATTCCCTTAGCTCAGTTGGTAAGAGCATCGGTGTTACATACCGAGAGCACTGGTTCGAGTCCAGTAGGGAATACTTTTATAACTAGGAAAGGAGTAGTAATGTCAGTAGAGTATATAAACTTTTGGATTACGGTTGGAATTATCTTTGGTGGAGTTTCTCTTTATTTAGGATTAATTCTAACAGGAATCTTTTGGATATTAGCAGAAATAAACAATAGGCTCAAGTGATGGGAATGGGTATACCTAGGAAGTTCAAACCTTCCTGCTTAGTGGTTCGAGTCCACTCTTGAGCACCTATTGGGTAGTAGCTCAACTGGTTAGAGCACTGTTCTTATAAAGCAGAGGTTGGGAGTTCAAGTCTCCCCTACCCTACCTATATTGCGGGTGGTCGTGGCGACCAGCCAGCCTCATAAGCTGGAACAGATGGGTTCGACTCCCGTACCCGCAACCTAATGGAGTCTCGCATGTGGCGTGCTTATCTGTCTTGAAAACAGTGATGTCGGTAACTCCGGCGTAGAGGTTCGACTCCTCTAGTCTCCGCTAATGTCCCTGTAGTTTAGTGGCTAGAACAGTAGGCTTTCAACCTATAGAGCAGGGTTCGATTCCCTGTAGGGACACCTTGCAGGTATAGCTTAACTTGGTTAAAGCATCCCTCTGATAAGGGGAAGAGTCGCAGTTCGAATCTGTGTATCTGCACAATTTACTCTCAAAGCATTACTGGTGATGCAGATGGCTCTTAACCATCAGAACATGGTTCGATTCCATGTGGGAGTACCTTAGTAAAGGAGAAAAAATGAAAAAGAAAAATCCAGTGTTTTGGAAGAAGACCAGAACCCCTTATGGAGTGGTTTGGGATTTACGTGATTGGGTTTTTTGGACGTTTATAAGTCTCTTTATGTTAGGAGCAACTATAGCTAATATCTAAATAAACGTCTTTAGGAAAGGAGGATTCTATGAAAGTTTTTATTGCAAAATCTTTTGATGTTAATGGAAATGGAGGAGACTTTATAGTTTTGGCTACTTCTGAAAAAGAGGTCAAAGAAAAATTACAGTCTGTACTAAGGAAAAATTATAATCACGAACCAGTACGTATTTCTGTTACTGAAGTTGAAAAGGAAGTTACTTTAATTGGTAGCTATTAATATAAACTGGTGTAGTGTGTGTAATTGTTGGATTTTTAGTGTTTGTTTATGTAGTAGAAAGGATGATGAATCAATGAGCCTTCTAGGAAAGATAGTTACTTGGGAACAAGAAGAGTCAGGAGTAGTTCACGGGAAACCTTCTTTTTTCTTTGCACGTTACTCTGGATTAGTAGTTCTTGACCACCTCGATGAAGTTTTGGTAGAGTTTCAAAACGGAGAAAGAGTTAGAGTTGAGAAATGGAAAGTAAGAATAGTACCTACTGGTGTAGCGTAAAGGCATGGCGCACAGGTCTTTTAAACCTTGAGGAGATGGTTCGATTCCATGTGGGAGTACCTTAGTAAAGGAGAAAAAATGAAAAAGAAAAATCCAGTGTTTTGGAAGAAGACCAGAACCCCTTATGGAATGGTTTGGGATT